CGGCCTCTAGACGAGCAATCTTCTGAGTGTCCTCAGCGGTAAGTCCACGCTTCTCTGATTCTGCAAGGTCAATGACTTCGCGCATCTGAGCAACTAGGTTGCTGCGAACCTCAGCCTGAGTCTTAATGAACTCTGACATGATTCTCCTTAATAGAAATGAATTATTAACCTGCCGCGCAAACGCTGAACAGAACCCGACCGAGCAAACTCTGAATCGTTACTACAAGTTTAGTCGATACTTGCACACACAAAAAAAGAACCCCCCACCGAGAAAAAGGGTTTAAACATCGGTGGGGGGAAAAGAAATGCTACGGGAAGTTAGCGTTTTTCTTTTGCTTCTACAACTCTAGCCTCTTTAGGCTGTGTAGAAATCTCATCGGCCTTGTCAGCCTTTGCAAGATCCTTTAGTAGTTCTGCAATAGAACCGCTGTCAGGGTTGCCAGTAAATTCTGCCACAACCTTGATTGCGATGTCAATTTCTTCTTTGGTGGCCATTAGATGCCTTTCTCTGCAAGAGCCAATTTTGCTTTGTAAAGGGCAGTAATGTCACCCTCAACTTCTTCAACTTCTGGAGCTTTAGTTAGTTTACCAATAACTTCGGTAATCAACTGTCCTTGTTCAGCGTCTAGTTCTTCACCAGTTTCGATACGAAGCAAAGCATCAGCCAAAACATCAGCCGAAATGCCGTCTAGTGAACGAACTGAAACAGTTCCAGAAGTTTGTTCGTACGCTGGAGTAGACACAAGGCTCACTTCGGCAAGAGAAACGTCTTCAAGGTAACGGGTTTGACCGTCCTGTGACCAAGAATCCTTTTTGACAGAAAATCCAAACGACATTGCATCGATTGTGCCAATTTTCACAAGCGTAGCAAGGTCACGTCCGAGCGTGGTGTCAGGTAGTGTCGCAGTAACTTTCAAACCACGAGAATCTTCTACCAACTGGAGTGAACCGTTACGGGTTGAAGCCAATGGGTTTGAGGTGTCGTGGTTCCACAGCAACATGATGCGGTTGCGTGACTGAAGTGAACGTTTGAAAGCACCAGGTTTCACAATCTCGGTGAACGGTAGTGGAAGGCTAGGCTCGTTGAACACAGAGGCGTAACCTGTAAAGGTGCGACCATCACCTTCGGCTCGCAACTCAATGTGGTTAGTGCGAATTTCGCCCTTACCAAGCGAACGGTCTTCAACGCCTTCTAGTTTGGCTTTGATGCTGTAAGCAACCTTGAGCCACTTAGCGCGTGACTCGTCCATAACCTCATCAGTCATAGTGCCTCTTTCTTCTTCCCTAATTCTAGCAACAACCGATTCAGCAAAGGCTAAAGTGCGTTGTGCGGCTCGCTTTGAAGGGCCAGAACCCCAAAGTAGGTGAGCGACAACACCAGGCGAAGGGTAGTTCTCTGATGAAGGGTCAGCGTCTGGGCTGTCTAGGTCTACAAGGTGGCGACTAATCCAAGCCGCAATGCGAATCCATTTGTCGTCTGAAACGTTACCGTCAGCCATTTCACGGGCTTCACGAATAGTCTTCTCAACAAGACCCTCACCGCCCAAACCATCGGCGTAATACTGCAAACCACGACGAGCTGCGGCTCTCATGTAAGCAGGAGCGCCCTGATTAATTGCACGAACCTGCTCAATGTCCTCAACAGGCTCAGAAGGAGCGTCTATTTCTTCAAATTCTTCAGCAACCATCTCAGGACGAGGAACAATCTCCAATTTGAAGACATTCATAATCATGTACTTGTCAGTAGCAGTAAAAATGCCATCTTCTTCGTCATAAATGCGAATAACAGCCATTTGACCATCAACCATTTCGACCTCAGCCAAAATTTCAGGGTCAAGAACGTTCCAAGACACATAATCGCCTACTTGAAGGGCATCAATCGCAGCTCTTTCGCCCTCAAATGGTTCTTCGTCTGTAATGCTGATGGCAACAGCCTGATCAATAGCCGACTGTTTAGTGGTGTGGCAACCGTAGTAGCCGTCACCGTCATCGACAACAGCCCAGCCTGAACATTCTTCGTGGTTTTCTGTAATGTAATACGGCATTTTATACCTGCCTTAAATAAGAGATTAGATGTCCGTCTTTTGGTGAGACAACAAAAACAGTTTCACTTGGAAAGCAATCAAGTTGTATGCTTTCTAATTTTTGAACTGCTAATCCATTTGAGATAGTCACATCTGGGCCACCAATGTAGATTGCGTCAGAGTTATCCATGTTGTGTATCTGCAATCTAAAACTACTGACCGAAGTACCGTCAATCTGTACTCTAGTTGTGCCAACTGCTACTTGCCCTGATGTGATCATGCTTCTATCCTAAAACCGCATAAACAACAACAGTTCCGCCCAAAGCAACGGCAGTGCCGTTTACAGTGATTGGCTGAAGCGTTGACCAAGTTGTGTTGTAATCTGTGCCGTTAACTTTTGCAAGAACCTGCCCTGCTGTACCGCCAGCAATGGTTGATGACACTGTTGATCTTGATGAGAATCGTGCTGTAAACCAAAGTGCACCTGCCTACATGAGAGCAGCTGCTCGCCGTGGACTTGCCTACTATGAAGATGGTCAAGGCGGTGACGGTCTTGTTGAGAAGACTATCCGTGAAGCACGTGAGATGGCTTCAGGCAATGTTTCAGACGATAAGTGGATTCGTATTGCTGCTTGGATTGCTCGCCATCTTGGAGATCTTGATTCACCTGACGCTAACCCTTCATCAGACAACTATCCGTCTGCTGGTGTGGTTGCACACTTGCTTTGGGGTTCTGGCCCATCTAAGAGAGCCGCACAGCGAACTTTGGCTTATGCGGAGTCTGTTGTTGCTAGAATTAGAGCAGATGAAGAAAGTGAAAGAATGACTGAATCACCTATGGATGAATCACGAGACAAATGGGTTCGTGCAGCTTGGGCTATTAAGGCTAACCTTGAGGGTCTACCTGAGGAAGCCCGTGCGTTGGGTAAGACTGAGGTGCGTACAGAGCACACTACTTTGGAGATCCGTGAAGATGGCGATGGAATGACCTTCGAGGGCTACGCTGCTGTTTTTAATTCTCCGTCTCAGCCCTTGCCTTTTACCGAAACGATTAAACCAGGTGCTTTCAAGCGTTCACTTCAGGGTCGTCACCGCATGATGCTTTTGTGGAACCACAATGCTTCTGAGCCTCTAGCGTCAACCCGTAATGGTTCGTTGAAGATGGTTGAAGATGCTAAGGGTTTGAAGGTCACTGCTAAGTTGGCTAACACTCAGACTGGGCGTGACGTTGCTGAACTTATCCGTTCTGGTGTCATTGATGCTATGAGTTTTGGTTTCGCTGTCAAGAAGGACTCTTGGTCTGCTGATGGCAACAACCGTACTTTGGAAGAAGTCGCACTCCACGAGGTGTCGTTGACTTCGTTCCCTGCGTACGAAGGAACTGCTGGCACAACCTCTGTTCGTGAAAAGCGTGACATTGACGCTGACCAGTTGGCTGATAGTCTTATGAAGTTAGAGTCAGGTGAAGAATTAGATCCTGCTCAGGCTGAGATTATTAATTCAGTTGTAGCTAAGTTGACTAAGACTGAAGAAGTACAAGAAGTTGAAGGTGACATCTTGGCACTCAAGAAGAAAAAACTAGATCTAATTTTGAAGGGCATGTAATGGCTACTAAAGAACAAATTGAAATTGCTGTAAAGTTGATTAACGAAGTTGCTGGGTCTCCTGACTCAGGTGCGATTGCTGAACTGATCAAGGACATTGAGAAGTCAGAAACTAAAGACTTCGACAAGTCTGCGGCCAAAGAAGTTCGCGTTGTCGAGGCAAAAGAAACTCGCTAACCCCTAGAGTTCTTTTCCCCCACCAAGTTATTCCCTTTCCTTGGTGGGGGTTCTTTTTTTGGTATAGTGATTGAACGCCCATAGATTTGTCTGTGAAATACCAGAGGGGTTTATGGTCTTCAAAGGTACATCCCCATCCTCGGTGCATCGAGTGGTGGGGCTTTCCTTTTTGGTGTACAAGTATCCAATAGAATTGGTAGTAGGTTCTGTGTGTTCACGGCCTCTAGTCTGTTCAGCGTTTCCGCGGCAGAAATAACTATTCACTTTAATTTAGGAGAACCATGTCAGAGTTCATTAAGACTCAGGCTGAAGTTCGCAGCAACCTCGTTGCTCAGATGCGTGAGGTTATTGACCTTGCTGAATCAGAGAAGCGTGGACTAACTGCTGAGGATCTTCAGAAGATTGACCGCATCGAGAAGGACATTGAGTCACGCGATGCAGCTATCGAAACTGCTCAGAAGGTAGAGGCTCGTTCAGCCGCTGCTGCTGAAGCAGCATCATCATTCACACCAGCACAGCCAAAGGTAGCGTCTGACGCTGACCTTCTACGCTCAATCCTTATGGGTGAGAGCCGTGGACACGAGTTCACTCGTGAGACCCGTGCTGCTTTGGTTCCTTCAGCGAACACCGTTGGGGAATCTTTCTATGACCGTGTATTCCAGATCGCACAGCTTGTTGGCCCAATGCTTCAGACTTCTGAAGTATTCAACACTCAGAGCGGCGAGTCACTAGTCATCCCAACCGTTACTGCTCTAACTTCAGCAGGATCTGTTGCAGCTGGTTCAGCAATCTCAGAGTCAAACCCTACATTCTCAAGCATCACTCTAGGAGCAGAGAAGTACGCCGCTCTAATGAGCATCGCTTCAGAACTAGTGGCTGACGCAGGATTCGACATCACTGGTTACCTTGCAGAACAGCTAGGTACTTCACTAGGTATTCAGACCAACACCGTTCTAACTAACAAGTTGGTTGCGGCTGCTGGTTCTGTTGTAACTGGTGGAACTGGTGTTGCTGGTGCTCCAACATACGAGAACCTAATTGACCTTGTATACGGTATCGCTGATGGTGCTCGTGTACTTCCAGGTCTAGGCTTCCAGATGTCAAAGTCTGGTATTGCTGCGGCTCGTAAGTTGAAGGATGGTGCAGGTAACTAC